ATTTTGTTAATGTAATTAGCTTTAGCGATTTTGCCAGTTTTCATAAAATTAAGTGAGTTCTTTTCGGATAGCATAATTGAGGTCGTATAGCATAAACAATTTGTGTGCCATGAAACAAATAGGAAGCCCTTCGGATATTTTCCTTGCAAATCATTGCACATGTCAAAAATCGGATGAGAAGCTGACAGATGAACCATTATCCCTGTAATAAACGGAAGCTGTTTCCTCCTCGTATAATCACTCATACGGTATGACATATTTATCTCATTCCTTGCTAATCTTTTGGCATTCTGGAATGAGCTTCTGTAAATTCCAGCTCCGGGTTTGTAGCCTCTTGCCGCTTTTGATAATACCAGCTTCCCATCTTGCCTTACCCGTCTAAACAATTTATCTGGTTCATTCAAGTATTGCTTAATATCTCTCGCTATTCCCGCCGCTGATTTTCCTGTTGTAATCCCGCTTGCCAAATAAAGCTCAACTTGATCCTTTGCTCCATTAACCAAATTCCAGACCCGCTCACTAATATTTAACCCTGCCGCAGTTCTGGCAATAAATGTATCAAGTGCCGCTAAATTCAATTGGTTAAAAGAGGTCGGGATTTGATTCTTAGCTAACTTTATCCCACTTGCCCACTTATCCGTTAATTCATCATTCTTTAAGTTTGATAAATTCCAATTAGTAACAATACCAGCTTTAATATTGGCTCCGATATCCTTATGGAGCTTGTTTAATATTGTATCGATTTTGCCTTTCAACCCTTTGTTGCGGAGATAAAAAGAATTTTTTGAAATTGTGGTAGTTGGATATTTCAGTTCAAATACAGAAATCTTTTTGGCTAAGTCTTTTGACGCCTGATTTAGGATTCTTTCAATTCTCTTATTATATCGAATTATATTTTTTATGTTTTCTTGTTCAAATTGTTCTTCAAGTGTCATTTAGACCGCCTTATACGAATAATAATTCTGGAGTCATATTGACCCGCCTTTTGGATATCTCATAATATCTTTCTTCTTTTTCAATTATGATATAATTTCGTTTTGTATTTAGACACGCAACCGCCGTGCTTCCACTACCAGCCGTTAAATCAACTACCAAATCACCTTCATTGCTAAATGTTTTTATTAAATCCTCTAATAATAAAACTGGCTTTTGTGTCGGGTGATAACCATCATAATCTTTTTTATATCTAAGAATATTGCTTTTATATTTTTTACCTTCCCATAGATTAAAAGTAAAAGGATATTGTTCAGTCATTTCTTTTATTAAATTTTTCCTAAATCTAATATCAATGGTATTTAACTCTATAAAGTTTTTAAATCCTTTCATTTTATCAATACTAAATATTTTTATTAATTCGTTATATGTTTGTTCGGTGCATAAATTAAACTGAGTACTATCAGTTCTAAATGTATGGTCTGCCTTTTGCCCCAGCTTTCCAATCATTGCTTTTTTATTTAATCCAATAAAATCAAATATCTCTTTAAAATATAGTCTCAATGGGTGCATATTCTCAAAATCATGTTTTTGATGACATTTGCTAAAAACAAGTATATCTTCAATATAACTAACAGGTGCTTTATTTGCGAATAAACAATTAGCAAAATGCATTTTATCCCAATACATATTATAACAATGCGGTAAATTCGGGATTGCTTTACTTATCAATTCAGTAGTAAATGGTTGGTTCGCAAATAAAACCATTTTGCCATTCTTTCTTAAAATTCTATTTGCAATTTCATATATTTTATCTATATCAATCATATTGTCCCATTCAGAAATATTATAACTTTTTTCTTTAGCAACTCTGCTATTTCCTAAACCTTTAATAGTTCCATAAGGTAAATCAGTCAATATTAAATCAACTGAACCGCTTTTTATTTTATTATGTTCAATAAGGCAATCGCCATAATAAATCTGATTAACTTCCACCCAGCTCCCCCTTCTCCAACAAAGCCTCATTTTCCTCATCAGCCAACTCCATCATCTTAGGCAAAAATCCCTTTTCTACCCCTGCTTTTATTAAAAATTTCAAGTCTTTGGGCAAACACTTTCCGCCCGCTCCCCGATAATTATCAAACAAGGGGTCTAAATGCATAGGGTTTATATATTTATCCAGCTTAAACGCCTCAAATAATTTATAATAATCTGCCCCGTATGCCTGGCAAATATCGTATAACTCATTGCCAAATACTACTTTTACTGTATATAGAGCATTCAAGGCTACCTTTAATAATTCAGCTTCTACTGGCTTTATCATTAGTATTTTATTATTATCGATTATAGGCTCAAATAGCTTTTCAAATAATCTAAACGTTTCTACCTTTTCAGTGCCTACAACTATTTTATGTGGATGTATTTCATCTTCTAAAGCTGACCGTTCCCGTAAAAATTCCGGTAGGTAGACAAATTCCCGGTTATATTCTTTTGCGAATGTATCTGTCATTCCGGGCATAACCGTTGACCTGATAGCAATTATTCCTTTTTTGTTTTCAAGGTTTACGTGAAATACTGCCTTTTTTACATCTTCAAATTGCATATCGGGTTTAGTGGGCACACAAATGAAAAGAATATCACAGCGGGATATATCATCAGTCAATTTTTTAGCAGGGTCATACCGCTTAACAACGTGGCCTAAATTTTCCAACAGCCCCGCAAGGCTACCGCCAACAACGCCACAACCCACTATACCTAATTCCATTCTTTTATACATTAAATGACTCTCCAAGGTTAGCTACCTCGCTTTTCTCTTTCTCTTTATTTAAACGATCAAGATCTTCTTCTGCATTGCTAACAAGTGGATTCTTCCTTACTGCTTCTTCTTGACTCATAATTGAATCGCCACCCCTTGCAGTCGATAAGGATTTAACTAATTCTGTTATGCTTTTTGGCAATACATCCCCAAATTCGATAGCTATATCAAGCTCATCTAAATTTTGTTTATCTTTAACCGAGACTACACCTAACATTGCTTTTAATAGATTTATTCGCCTGGTTAAAGCTTCTCCGAATAATTCTTCTGAGCTTTTAGCTTTCAATATAGCGTCCATGAATAGGAATTTGAGGGTTTCACCTGAGGTTTGGGTCAATCCTTTTACATTGTTAAAAGATAAATCAGGGGTCGATGTCATCGAATATATAATATCTTTTAGGATATCATATTCTATTTTAATTGATTCCGGTGCATGCTCCCAGGTGAGATACTTAGCGTCTCCATAAACCGTCTTACCCTCCGCACCCTGCTCACCTTTGAATCGCAATGTTCTACCTACTTCCCCTTTTTCCGGAGGGTTAATTATCTTGCCAAATATTTTTAGTGTCGGAGCTCCGAAATAATCATTTGTATCGGAGAATTTAGAGAGTAACATTTCTATCTTGTCTATTTCAGTTTGCACACTTTCCCATTCGGGCTCATCACGGTCATAATAAATCACCGGAATTTTACCAGCCATATTTTCTTTTTTGGTTAACTGCCAGGTATCTTTTTTAACCCCTAATATAGTTTTGGCAGCGGTATAGATATCGATATGCTCATAAGTCTTTTCGTCTAATTCTTTAAGGTTATAGCGTCTTACAAAGGCGTCCATATCCCCGTTTTCATCAAAGTGAGGGTATATTTCGTCTCCATTTTTATCACATAGCAGGGCTACTTTTACGTGTTTAATGTTGTTTTCGTCGATTAGTGTATACCATAGTTCAGCTGCCTTTGTTTCTACCATTAGCCTCCTGGTCAATTTTCGGTTAAAATAATCTAATTTATTCTTTTTCCAAACGTCCTGAATTAAATCAAAAGGTACTTTATACTTTTCTTCTTGATTATTCAGACTTAACTTTACAGGTTCTCCGAATAAGAAGGATATAGCCATTTCAACAATCTTCTCTTGAAATCTTATTACTAACTTAGCCTGATCAACTTTTTTAAGTGTTTTACCTGTACCTGCAGTTTTAAGGGGTCTATCAAGGATTACATGTTCTCCTTCATATTCTTTTCTATTCTTTTCAATATCCCGCTCTTTTAGATCCTGACATAAATAAGTTGCTAATTTCGAAAAGTCCTCTTTATATTTTTCTAAAATCTCTTCTATTTTCATATCGAAACTCCTTTTATTATTTCTTAAAATATTCCCATTTCCTCAGCACTTGCGGTGTCGGGGTAGACATCATCGTCTTTGCTCTCGAAAATCCTATCATTTAATGCGTAACGAACTTGGTCTATAAAATGATTGTCTTTGTCAACCGGTTCATTAATCGCTACTCCATCTCTATTCTTTTTCCATTGATATTGTTGGAATTCATTAATGGCATTCTGACACTGTCTGTCAATAATAATCTCAAACTGCCTCATATACTGAATTCCGAAATTAACACTTCCCGGACCCTTCTTGGCTGCCAATGCTTTTATTCCGTAGCCTCTTAATTCTGCTATGGATTTAGGCTCATTATCGCACCGGATATTTTCTTTATTGATAACCGGCTTTAACCTGTCTGCTATAAGATTATTAGTCAGGCCTAACTCATAGATAATCTCATCTAATATATATAATGTTTTGCCTTTAATTGCCTGCCTTCCTGCTGCAGTCGGATCGTTGCTATAGCCAAAATCAAGGCCGTTATAATAAGTGCCGAATGTATTTTTAATCTTTGAAAGGTCTTTAATCTTCCAGTTAGTAAATATCAAGTCTCCCAAGATTCCCCAGTTGCCGAGGGTGTAAACATCTCTATAATAGGGGTCTTGCTCGTTCTCTAAT